CGGGACTCTAGCTTTTCGGCCACGATCTTAGCGAACTTCTCACGCACCTTCTTGGCGGGTAGCCCTGACCTGATCAACTGCGCCCGGTATTCCAGAGCTGCGTGAGCACGACGGCGATCCAGCCCTAGCATCTGCTTTGCAAGGCTCGCCCTCATCCACGGGTTCAGCTTCATGCCTGCCTTGGCCGCTCCCTCGGTCACGATGCCAGCGATCTCAGCGGCTGACGTCTGCATCGTCTCTGTGATCGCCTTCGACACGACCGACCGAAAGGCTACGGTCGTCTGCTTGGTGATCTCTCGTGCGGAGTCGTAGGCGTAGCGCCTCGCGTATGACTCGGCAGCTTTAACGTCGAATGTGATCTCAGCCACGCCTGCCCCTGGTCAGTTCCTTGGCGGCCAGCTTGCCGCCTTTGATCAGCGTGTCGTGGATGATCTTAGACATCGGCTTGAGCGCGTCGAACACGACCTCCTGCGGCATCAACTTGTAAGCGTTCTTGCGTGCCCCGATCTCGATGGCGGTGGCGAGCTTGCCGACCGGCAGCTTGCTCTGGATCTTTTCGACCGACTTGAGCCATGCACGCGAGATCCGGTGCTCGATCTTTTCGAGTTCTTTGTAATGTCTTACAACGCTAGCCGGTCGCCTGGGCATCACCCACCTCCCCATCAAACACGCCGAGCAGCTTGTAAACCAAACAGACCCAATGCACCCGCACGTCCATCGAGGTCGCCCATATCCCTGGCGGGTCATCGGCTTGTTCTTCGGCCTCATACAACAGCCGACAGATCACCGGATAAAGCTCATGCTCTGGTTCGTCTGGCTTATAGACCGCCTCACGTAGCGCCTCGCGTGCCCGAACAACCTGCGGGTCAGTCGATCGCATGACCGGCTGACACCGTTGCCGCATGTGCCGGATGCGTTGCTTTGTGCCGATCACCCAGTCTCGTCCGCCACCAGTGGCGCTGGTTCGCCTTCGCCTTCTGCGATCAGTTCTTGGTGTTCCTGTTCAGCGTCTACCCCTGGCCTTGTCCACTCGCCTTCGCTCAGGTTGTGGTAGAACGTCTCAAAGCTGATGCCGCCGGACTGCCACAGCAGCATGTTGGCCTTTACGTCGTCCGGTGTTGCACGGCTGCTGAAGAAGTCGCGGTTGAGCTCGATGCCTGCCTCGACATCTGCCGGGTGCTCATCGGTCCCGACCCACCATGCGTGCCACTGGAACACCTGCGTCAGCCCTGTCTCGATGCTGGCCGCGATCGTTCTAATGCTGGCGTTCTCGCCGGCGTGCTTCATCCTGACCGCCGTGGCCGTCTCAGCAGGGCCACCACTTTCCTCCAGCAGTCGAGCGCCGAGCGTTGCCATGAGCGCCTGCATGTCCTGTTGGTCTGTTCTGATAGCACCAAGCCCGGCCCCCGTGAACTCGACCATTCCAGCCCTGCCGCCGGAGTCGAGCATCCACACGACAGACGGCCCGATGGTGATGGCACCGTCGTCTGACCCAGACCCCTGAATGCCCGAGGCCCAAGGCTGCGGCAAAGCCACCTTGTGAAGTCCGTGTTTCAAGTCGGCGCTGCCTCGGTAGTGGCTCAAGTTGACGTGAACCAGATCCAGCAGCGGCGGCTTGCTGATCTCTGGGCTGATCGAGGTCGGGCCGATAATGACAAACGGTATAAAGTCCAGCGGGCGGTCCCGGCGCATGGGCACGAACTCATCAACGGGCACCCACTCGCCAGCGTCGTCAGGGTCGCGCCAGATGGTCTGCCTGTAGTAGCGCCCATCGCCTTCCTCGTCGCCCAGGGACAGCACCCGGAACTGGTCGATCTTGTTCTCTTTGAACTCGTCCTCGGGATCGTTCTCGAAGTAGCTCTCCTTCAGCACCACGCGGGTCAGTACTTCCTCGCCTTCACGCCGTTCTGTTTTGAAGCTGCAGATATCCTCGGCCCGATAGCCCACCCAGTACGGACGCGCCACGCCTGGATCTTTTGACCACTCCACCAGCACTCCGTAACGCCCCGTCGTCAGCACTTCCTCGGTTGTCTTGAGCGCAAACAGTTCCGCCGTCTCATCGCTCATCGTGATGTTGTCTTCATGGCCTTCGATGGCCGGAGTCAATAAAAAGTTCGGTTCCTTGTTGAAGATCAGCCCGGCGAGGCCCTGGATGGTTCGGGCGGTGGCGTTGTAGAACAGCGCACGGGCCTTGTATGCCGCGTACTGGGTTTGCCCCTTGGTCGAGTTGTCGTGTGATCCTAGCGGCGGCAGATACTCAGCGCCTGCGGCCTTGACCGCATCGGACCCCTGCCGACAGTCGCGGCACGGCTTCCACCATTCTTCGGCAGCTTGCTGATATGACTCGGGCGGCACGTTTACTGGCATGTTTTCTCCCTCTTGTCAGCAAGCACGCCCCGCCCCATGATGCTCGCCAGGATCTTGTGAAATTCCTCAGTCATCCCTTGTCGGCAAGTGCCGCAGTTTTGGCTAAATATTCCGCGTCCTTCTTCGCTTGGGCGCTCGTAGTATAGCTAACCCAGGGCTTGTTTCTGTTCTTCCAGGTCCGAACGAGTGCCGAGGCTAACACTTGGAACACGCCCGGGCGTCTTTTGCCGCCTGCTTCCGCGAGAGCTAGCTGCTCGATCTCATAGGGCACCACGCCGCCATCAACGAGTCGCCGTATCTCCTTCACCGTCATATCGGCAACGTCAATTTCGACTGGTGACCACTCTGCGAGCTGTTTTGTGATGTCGCTTGGGGCACGATAATGAGCCCCGTTGCCGTTGGTCGAGACGGGTTTGATCATGCGGCACATGCGATGCAGGGCCGGGTCGAAGTCGTCAACATTGATAAGAACCGACTCCTTGGTGACGTATGAATATTCGTCCGGGTCATCATAGTACGCCTGCTGTGTTCGTCGAACTTTTACCGTGGGAAGTTTACCCATAATAGTTTGCCGCCAGTAAGTTCTGTGCCTCGACGGTCGCCACGCCGCCCCTTTTCCCCTCAGACGTTTTAGTTAGAAAGTTTGAAGTTCGGGCCGTGTGGATGTGGGCACGCATTCTCACGATAGTCGTCTCGTAATGCTCGCTCAATGCTTGAACCGGCGCATGGCACCCCAACTCCCCGAGCTTTTGATACTGTGCCGCAAGGTCGGCGTAATAGATCGGGTCATGGCGTGGACGACCTCCGGGGAAGTTTCCATACGGCTTATTGTTGATGCTCCGAGCCATGTCAAGCCGGGCCGCTGCTGCGTCACCAAAGTGCTCCAGCACCCAGGCCCGAAACTCGCCACGCTTGGGACACTCGCTTGACCTCCAGCGACTGAGGCCAGTAGCGTGGCGTAACTCCACCTCTCGCAAAAGCGAAGTGTTAACCCCACCGGCTGGCGTTTCGCCCTTGGCGTATATACGCAGCGCCTTGACGACTTGCTGCCCGTTCTCGATGTGTACTAACTGGCTGACTGTCCAGCCGTTGTCCAGGTCGACCTCGTGTTCCGTCACGTTATGTGTCCCTTTCTATCCCCACCGCGCCTCGACCATCCGAAGCGGTCCAGGGCCGCTTGTGAGTTCATTGAAAGCACAGCTACTCGCGTCAACTTGGTCATCGTGTACACCGACAGGGAAGCTCTCCAGCTCCTGAAGATACGCCTCGACCCACGGGCCACGCAAGATCTTCACATTGCCAGCCTGGGCTTGTGCCCGAAACGGTCCCGCCCTGACGACCTTCTGGCCGGTGGTAGCGACACCGCCATAGTCAAAGCCAGCAAGAGTTCGCGCCCGAGCAGCGATGACCGCCTTGCCGGAGCTGCCCGGTTCTTGTTCCTCGCGCTGCTTGCATCTTTTCCCATCCAGCGCCGTCGTCTGGGCGATCAGGCTGTCCACCGCTGCGGCGCTGAGTTGGCCGCGTCTGACATCCTCGATGAAGTAGTGCCCGTTGTTCTGGGCGATCTTCACGCCCACAGTCCAGTCCCCGCCGCCTGGGGTCGCCGCCGTGTCCCAACCTCGACATCGTTGCGCGTCAGCCGGTAGCGCGTCCACCAGCTCGAACCAGTCACGTTGAAACAGCCCGGCACCTTCCGGCGCTGGGCGTTGTTGAAGTTGTCCGGCTGTGCCATATGGACCCAGGTCCGTCTCAAGCCTCGCCACCGTGCTCTCACTAAACATCTCGGGCCACATCAGCTCACCGGGTTCGGTTCGCTGGTCGATCGGGTCAGCACGGTCGGGCTCGAAGCGCATCGGGAAACAGATGTGATCCCAACCCCCACGCTCAAGCAGATGGCCCGACAGATCGTTCTCGTGTAGGCGCTGCATGATGATGACCACCCGCACGTCCCGCACGAGGCCCCTGGTGGCGATCGTTCTGTCGAACCAGTGAAGTGCTCGCGCTCGCTCAACGTCTGACCGGGCTTCGCTCTCCTTGTGGGGATCGTCAATGATGATGCGGTCAGGATGCTCGCCTGTGCCAACACCGCCCACGCCGGTGCCGATACGTTGGCCTCCGGCAGTCGTGCTGAACCGGGTCTTTTCTCGCTGATAGTCTGCCAGCTCAAGCGGGAAGCGTTCGCGATACCAAGGAGATGTCACGATATCACGGACCCGCAGGTTGTCACGGATGGCAAGATCCACCCCG